CATGTGTCAAACACATGATGTAAAAGTTTCCCCGAGGTCTACGAAAGTAGACCTTCGGGCTATGTTTGGACTAGATGATGGTATTGTGCCATCTCTATCCCGGACATGGACGGACCCCCCCGCCGTGGTGGGGGTGGTTGCCAAGGTTGCAATTGAGCAGCTCCTCCGATACCGAGATCTCGGAGTCGAGGAGTGGGCTCTGGATACAGCGTGTAAAGACGCACAAACAGCTTTCCGTACCTTCAGGGTTTTCCTTGAAGGTTCACGGCTTCCGTTTGTGCACACGGATCCAGAGACTGTGCTCTCTTACTGGCGCCTCCTTTGGTTGGCAGGACTTTACATCCCGCTTGCCAAGTGGGCGACAGCGGAACCCCTTGCCATGATGGCTGGAGTGACAGATAAAAATGACACGACAAAGACATTATACAAGGAGTTGCCCCCGCGACCCGATTGGCTGCCAGGTGGGTACACAGCGATAACCTCGCTGTTCCCAGAGAAGAGGGCTTCGGCCCAAGTTCGTGTTGCTTTACGCACACGCCTCGGTGAGAAATCTCCGGATGGTTCTCCGAAGTTGAGAGCAAAGGCACTTGCATGGTCCCTCTTAGGTATCAAGGCCATGATGCCACCCTTGTGGGTGGATCAGGTCACGAAATCTATGAAAGATCATGCGGCGCTTTTGTCATCAACTCCGGTTGCCCTCCCGAGACTCCACACGAGGGTCCTGGAGGTTGTTTCTCGATCGATTGCGAACCTCCTCACGAAGACGGTTATCCGTAACGTGGGAGGAAAGGATGTCACTATGACAGTCCCTCAAGAGATCGGAGACACCGTGGAAGTACTCCCCCGACCGAAGCTTTCTTCGTCGGCGGGCTGGGTAAAACAGTTCGACACAGATACACACAGGTTTAAGACACAGGCTGGCACAAGAGCCGCCCAGTGGGACAGACTTGGTGGAATTCATGCTGAAGAACTTACTTCCATGCACACAATCCCGCATAACAGGTACAAAACAACATACGAGGTCAGACAGGTCCCCTACCAGTACGACTGGACAGATTGGGACTTTGACCCAAGAGCGACTGTCGTCGCACTCCAAGAACCGTTCAAAATCAGAACCATTACGATTGCGGATGGTCCAGCTACTGCTGCTGGATCTTCTTTCCAATCACAATGGCATCAGGTAATGAGGAATCTTACACCCTTTCAACTTATTGGGGGTAAGAAGGTCATGGACTGCGTAGACAGGTTTCCCTTCGATGGAACACCCTTTGTCTCTGGTGATTACTCGGCTGCTACAGACCGAGTGAACATCAAGGCAACTGAGTTGGTGTTCCACGAATTGACGAAACACATGGCTCTTGATCCGGAGCTTAGACGACGGCTCCGGGATTCGTTGTTGTCCGCACAGGTGAGTTACGAAGGTACTCTGAACAGTTTCAAGAAGAAGATCCCAAAACAACTCTATGAAGAGTTGGTTTTCGATCTACCTCATGGCTTTCAGCAGACAAACGGACAACTCATGGGCAATGTACTCTCCTTCCCCATCCTGTGTATTATTAATTTGGCTTCTTGGTTAATCAGCCATTACAAGTTGAAGACAGTTAATGATACACACCTCCGCACACAGAACGTATTAACTCAAGGTCTCACTAGAGGGTATTTTACCCGGTCTGAGTTGAATGCTTTTCCCGTCTTAATCAACGGGGATGACATTCTCTTTCAGGCTGAACCTGAGTTATACGAATCGTGGCGACGCAATCTACCTCCACTGGGTTTCAAGCTTTCCGTTGGAAAGAACTATTATTCTGATAAGTTCTTTACCGTTAATTCGGAGCTTTACTCGGCCTCTGGTCGGGTGACTCGACCCTGGTGGGGTGGATTCCTACCTGATTTCGTTCGGATGAGAAACGAGATCAAGTGGGAGACAGGACTTGACGTCCTGTCGGCAGACATGCGGAGGGTTCTTCATGCAGTACAGGCAGACCTGAAGGAGTCGGTCCCTGATGATCTTTGGCCAGTGTTTAATAGACACTGGTTCCGTATCATTGGGGCCTCTGATCTCATGCTTCCATACGTCGGGCTTAATTGGTTTATTCCAATCCAGTTCGGTGGTATGGGGCTTGATTCCGGGGGACTCGATTCAGGGAAGGTAACATACAAGCAGAAGAAGTTGGCAGTGAGGAGTATGCTGGATCCTGAACACGCACCACAAGGTTATGGTGCGGACGGTTCGTTACCGTCGGCAGAGAAGGAACGGGACTTTCGAATGTCTTTGAATGTGCAGGAGCGTTTCATTCAAGGAGATCTCGTTAAGATCGGAAACCGATCTTTCGTTCCAGATCCGAATCATCAGATCTCCGCTCGACTGGAGGCGCAGGGTGACACTGTCACCCTCCGCATTCATCCGAGCGGAAGACACTTTGAAACGGTCAACTCAGCGGTTCAGGCCTCCGGGCGGCTTGACAAGTGGTTGGACCATCATTTGGATGGCACTCGAATAGACGTCGCTACGATCAAGAAGAGAGTCACGAGATCCCTGGATTGGGGACTCAAACTCTCTGATAAGAAAGCAGATCGACTATTCGAGTCACTTGTTCTTTCTTCCACCCACCGTGTCCTTTCACGTCCTACTGTCATACAGGTTGGAACTAACTAGATTAGTACAATGACAAGGGTTAGACACACACAATACCAGCAAATGAGTTTAATTGGCTCATTGCCCCCGTTCAAGTCCACGGGGTTGGCTACAATTTTCACAGTAAAATCTTTCTGTGATCCCTTTCCTGGG